CGCTCGATCGCCACCGCCGCCGCGGTGCTCAAAGCCAACAACGCCCGCCAGCGCCAGGCCCAGGGGAGGCACCGGTGAAAGTGCAGGTGCAGGTCGAGGGCCTGAACGAGACCCTCCGGGCGTTCAACAAGTACGGCAAGGACGCCAACCGTGAGCTGCGCCAGGCCGCCGGCCAGCATGTCGACCGGATCGTCGGGATGCTCAACACCGCCGCGGCCAACGCCGGCAAAGGCGCCGGCCTCAGCGCCGGGTCGGTGAAGCGTAAGTCGGACCGGGTGCCGGCGCTCACCGCCGGCGGGTCCCGCAAGGTCCGATCGTCGACGGGCAAGGTGACCGCCGGCGATGTGTTCTTCGGCTACGAGTTCGGTGGCGGCGCCCGGCCGACGACTCAGCAGTTCCCGCCGTGGCTCGGTAAGACCGGGTATTGGTTCTGGCCGTTGCTGCGCCGGGAGATGCCCGCCTTGCGCCGCGCCTACCTGGCCACCCTCGACGAGCTCGCCGCTAAGTGGGCGGCCGGCGGGAACCTCCCCGACTGAGGTGATCCGTGGCCGACCGTGACATCGCCGTCAAGTTCACCGGCGACACTCGCGACCTCGAACGCGCCAGCGACAAAGCGGAGAAGTCGGTCGAGGGCACCGGCAAGTCGATGGGCGGCGCCCTCGCCGGGATCGCCGGCCCGGCCGCCCTCGCCGGTGCGGCGGTCGCCGGGCTCGCCGTGGTCGGCATGGACCTGGCCAACGCTGCAGCGGAGGACGAGGCTGCCGCGGCGCAGCTCGCCCAACAGTTGCGCCAGGCCGCCGGCGCCAGCGATGAGGCGGTCGCCGGCGCCGAGAACTACATCTCGGCCCTCTCGAAAACGGCGGCCATCGCGGATGATGAGCTGCGCCCCGCGCTCTCGACCCTGGCCACCGCCACCGGCGACACGGCGAAAGCCCAGGACCTCCTGGCCCTGGCCACCGACATCTCGGCCGGGTCCGGTAAGGACCTCGGCGCCGTCACCGACGCCCTGGCCAAGGCCCAGCTCGGCTCGACCGCCGGGCTGTCCAAGCTGGGGATCGCCACCAAGGACGCCGAGGGAAACACGATGTCCCTCGAGGACACGCTCTCCAAGGCGAAGGAGACGTTCAAGGGCGCCGGCGAGGCCGCAGCCAACACCTCGGCCGGTGGCCTGAAGAAGGCGGCGATCGGGTTCGACGAGCTCAAAGAATCCATCGGCGCCAAGTTGCTGCCGGTGATGGGCGGGATCGGCGCGTTCATCAACGACAAGGTCCTCCCCGGGTTCGAGACCCTCGTCGCCTGGGCCGAGGAGCAGTGGCCCAAGGTGATGGAGGCGATCCAGCCGACCCTCACCCAACTGCAGGAAGTGTTCGAGACGGTCCTCGGTGTGATCATGGATCTGTGGTCCGAGTGGTCCGATGAGCTGTTCACGATCATCGGGTTCATCGTGAACCTGTACAAGACCTATCTCATGGCCGAGATCCTCATCGCCACCACGATCATCAAAACGGCGATCGCCGGGCTGCAGGCGTTCTGGGCCCAGTGGGGCACCACGATCATCGAGGTCGTGACCACGATCATCACCACCGTTGTAACTCTAGCGACAAGGATAGGTGAGATAGCGGCCGCGATCGGTGAGACCCTGGCCAAATTCTGGGAGGACCACGGCGCCCAGATCATGGAATTCGTCGGCGCGGTCATCGACCTCGTGACCGCCCTCGTCGACCGGGTCAGGTCGCTTGTTGAACCACTGATATCATTCTTGATCTACGTGATAGGGACCGGCCTGCGGGTCGTGCTTACGATCGTCGGGTTCGTGCTCGCGATCATTCAGGCGATCTGGGCGAATTGGGGCGATTCGATCATGGCCGGCGTACGCATAGCGTTCGACATCGTGGCCACGATTATCGGCGGGGTGCTCTCCGTGGTGACGGGCATCATAAAAACTGTGACATCCGTCATAAAGGGCGATTGGTCCGGGGCCTGGGAAAACGTGAAAGACACCGTGCAACGCGGGATCGATTTCGTGGTCGGGCTGATGGGCAAGATCGGTGGGCTGGTAACGAGCGCCCTGCTAGGCCTGGCCGACCTCATCACCAAGCCGTTCAAGATCGCGTTCAACGCGATCGCCGACCTCTGGAACAACACGATCGGCGCCCTGAGCTTCACGTTCCCCGAGTGGATCCCGGGCCTGGGCGGCAACCGGATCGACGTCCCCGACATCCCCCGGTTCTCGACGTTCGGGGCGCTCACTATCGTGATGCCCCCGGGTTCGGACGGCTACGACGTCGCCCGCCAGGTCTCCTCGTTCTCCCGCAACGTGGCCCCGATGGGGGCCCTCACCGTCGCGGTCCGCTGATGGGGATCCCCTGGCCGACCATCCCCCCGCCCGCTGAGGGAACGGCGCTGGGCGCGGACCTCGTGCACGTCACCCTCGCCCTCCCCCGGGCCAAGGATGTCTGGGATAAAGCGAAGTGGGATCAGGACAAATGGGACAGCATCGACTACGGCAACTTCGTCGACGTCTCCTGCGACTGCTCCGGCGTCACCGTGGAACGGGGCCGCGGCGGCCCCCTCGACCACGCCGCCCCGGGCCGCGCCTCGCTACAGCTCGACAACCCCGCCGGCACCTACTCGCCGTGGAACACCATCGACTCCGCGGGCTCGGACATGGGCCGTCCCGTCCTGGGCCCCGATACCCCGATCCGGGTGGCCACCGCCACCGGCCCGCTCTTCACCGGGTTCATCCGCACCGTCGCCGAGACCGACGACGGCGGTGAATCCACCGTCAACCTCACCGCCACCGACGCCCTCGCCTACCTCGGCGACGCCAACGGCCTCGAGCAAGCGAGCCAGGGGGCGAACGAAACGGCCGGGCCGCGGCTCGGTCGGATCATGGACCAGGCCGCCCTCCCCGCGCTCGTCGACCGCCAGCTCGCCACCGGCGTCGCCCCGCTCCAGGCGACCACGCTGGCCAAGGGCGCCCTCGAGGAAGCCTGGCTCACCGCCGATAGCGACGGCGGCGTGTTGTGGGCGACACCGGACGGGGTGATCCGTTATGTCGACCCGCCCGGTATCGAGGCCCCCGAGTTCTCCGAGCCACTGGCCACCTTCACCGACGAGGCCAACGAGGCGCCCGGCACCCTCTGCCCCATATCCTTCAGTGTCACCTCGGACCGGGACCACGTGAAGAACGTCGTGTCCGTGGCCCGCGTGGGGGGCACGTCACAGACCGTGTCGGATCCGGTGAGCGTGTCCCGCCATGGCGCCCGCACCACCGCCCGTACCGATCTCATCCACACCACCGATACGTGGTCGGTGACGATCGCCGAGTTCATGCTGGCCCGCCTGGCCAACGCCGAGGTGAGCATCTCGCCGATCGACGGGGTCCCCACCGACGACGACGACTGGTACCAGTTCGCCCATCTCGTCGACCTGGGCTCGCGCATCGTGCTCGTGCGGTCGCGGTGGGGTGAGACGCTCGAGGTGCTTGCCACCGTCGACGGCCTCTCGCATCACATCACCCTCGACCAGTGGACCCTCACCCTCAAGTGCGCCCCCGGCGGACAGACCCAGGGCTACAGCCGCTGGGACTCCGCGCTCTGGGACCAGTCCCCCTGGGACCACCGATAAGGAGCCGTCGTGGCCAAGATCGTCGTCCCCACCCCCAACACCACCATCACCTCCGCGTGGGGCAAGTCCGTGGCCGACGCCCTCAACGACCCGTTCGTGCAACGCGGCTCGATCCAGGTGGCCTTCACCGCCGGACTGTCGGCCGTGATCCCCTACCCGACCCCGTTCGCCGTGTCACCGACACCGATGACCGTCGCCCTGGCCGTCGACACGCCGTGCTTCCTCGTGCTCGTCGGCGGCTCGACCACCGCCACCGGGTTCCAGCTACGCGGCTGGTCCTCCGCGAGCGTGGCCCTGGCCGGGAACCTCGGCCTCGTCTGGATCGCGGTCGGCGCCCGGCCATGACCGCGGCGGGCGCGGTGGCCATCGGGTTCACCGGCCTCGCCCTGGTCCTCGGCGCCATCGCCGTACGCCGACGCCGGGGTGGCTTCCGGGTTCAGGTCTGGTGGGATGGAGACCACCCCGGCGAGGACCCCTCAGATGAGGAGATGAGTGAATGAGAGAGCTGACGTGGTTCCCGCTCCTCGAGTCCTACGCGAAGACCTCCGGCTACGGCCAACGCATCGACCCGATCACCGGGGCGGCCGGGTCCTTTCACGGCGGGGTCGACTACGGCGCCCCCTACGGTGTCCCCCTCGTCGCCCCGTTCGACGGGACCATGACCACCGGCAACGAACCAGGCGGGGCGGGGTGGTGGCTGTGGGTCGACAACGGTCCGGACCGGTTCAAGTCGTTCCACCACTCCGAGTTCGCGGTGGCCGGCGGGTGGGTCACCGCCGGGCAGGTGATCGCCTACATCGGCTCGACCGGCTCGAGCACCGGCAGCCACGCCCACCTCGAGCTGTGGGAGGCCGGCACCCGGATCGACCCGACCGGCTACCTCGACCGCGCCCCCCTGTTGGGCTACCCGCCACCCGGAGGTGGAGATGAGATGACCGACGACGACTGGAACCAAATGCGCAGCATGTTGTCGAACGCGCTCGTGTCCAAGTTCGCCACCCACTCGACGCCGAGGGTGTTGTTCACGGACAGCAATGGACAGTTCACGGTGGTGATGACCGACGGGGGGCCCCGCCGGTATGTGATGGGCTCGCCGGCCGAGGTCACCCTCTCCCAGCGCACCGGCCTCCTCGCCCCGCAGAAGCCGGAGAACCCGCCGGCGGCGTGCCCCTCGGCCATCGACGTGGGGGCCCTCACGCCCGACGAGCGCGACGTGCTGTATAGCTATCCCACCATCTGACATACTGACCTCCGTAACTACTGACATACGGAGGTCAGCAAATGTCACCACCGGTGATCGTGTGCGGGAACGTCAAGGGCGGGGTCGGGAAGACGACCACCGCGGTGCAACTGGCATTGCACGCCGGCGGGGCCGGGAACCGCACGCTCCTCGTCGACGCGGATCCCGGCCGCTCCGCCCTCTCCTGGGCCACCCGGGCCGAGGACTGGCCCCACGCCATGGTGCCCGTCATCGCCCACCACCACCCCGACCTGCCCCGGCGCCTCCCCGGCCTGGCCGCCGGCTATGACCTCGTGGTCGTCGACTGCCCCCACGACCCCTCCGGCGGGGCGAGGGTGGGCGCCACCCTGGCCTCGGCCATCGCCGTGGCCGACCTCCTGGTGATCCCCTCGCCGCCGAGCCTGGCCGACCTCGACCGCCTCGAGGACCTCATGGCCGCCATCGAGGCCGAGGAGGCACGGAGGGACCTGCGCTGGGTCCTCGCCCTCACCCGGGTCGACCGGCGCCGGGAGGCCCTGGTGGCCGAGGTGGCCGGGGCCCTCAGCGGCCGCCTCTACGGCATCGGCGGCTCCGTCCTGCCCGTCGAGCTCGCGGTGCCGGAGCGGGCCGCGGTCGAGGACGCGTTCGGATCGCCCACCGTGTTGGTCGAGTACGAGCCCCTCGCCCTGGCCGTGCTCGGGATGCTGGCCGAGACGACGGCGGTGAGGGCATGAGCGCCCGGCGCGCCGTGTCCGCCTCGGCGCTGGCCCGCCCCGACATGCCCGCCGTGGCCAAGTCCACCCGCCGGCTCACCGTTGACCTGCCCGTCGACGTGCACCGGGCGTTCCGCCAGCTCGCCCTCGACCTCGACACGGACACCTCGGCGCTCATGCGCCGCCTCGTCGCCCAGGCCCTCGAGGAGGCCCGCCCATGACCGCCATCTCGAACACCCCGGCCCTGTTCATCGACGGCGGCGACGTCGCCGTGACCATCAAGCGCCTCGCCTACGCCGAGGAGCGCCCGGTGGGTGAGTCGGTCCTCGACGTCCTGCAGGACCCCGGCGCCATCGAGGTCCTCGTGCGGGTCTTCGCGGCGCCGCCGGGCCTGCGGGCCCTCGCCGCCGCCATAACCGAGGCGGCCGACCTCATCGAGGTGGCCCCGGAGGGCGAGAAGGTGGCCGTGGTGAAGGCCATCGAGTGGCGGCCCATGGATCTGTGAGATGGCCGCCGGGCCCGGGGTGTCTCGGGACCCCGGGCCCGGCGAACAAGGCGGACCACATGATAGGACCTGAACCGCGGTACATCCTTGTCCATGGAGTTGACATAAGAAGGGTTATGGGCGGCTGCTAACCTTCGGCGGAGCCAAACAGGGGCGATGCGCCGTCTTGATGACGGCTGTCAGCCTCAACCACGAGGGGGCTGGCTCCGGCCGGCTCCCTCGTTCGCGTCCCGCCGGTCGAGTTGCCCTAGAGCATGCCGTAGCCGCAGCAGCGGATCGTAGAACTCGCCCCCGACGCCAGAGCCCGAACGGGCGAGCACGGCATCGAACTCCCGCGCCGCATCCACGACCGCCCGCCGCCGGTCCCGCTCGTCGGCCAGGGCCACGACCAACGGTGCTCGTTCAGCGAGGTTGCCCTCGTCCTCGAGCCTCGCGATCCCCCGCTCGAACGCGTCCGCCGTGCGCACCGCCAGGTCCGTGATCGCCGCCCAGATGTCGTCGAGCTCGTCGGAGATGGCCTCGGCCTCGGCCCGGCGGTCCTCGGCCAGCTCGAGCCGGTTCACGAGCTGCTGGGCGATCCGGTTCGTCGGGCCCAGGCCCTCGAGGACGGTGCGCATCACGGTCGCGGCGTCGGGCATCCCGGGACGGTAGCAACCCTCAGGCACGGTTCAGGATCCGGGCCCAGGCATCTGTAACACCATGCAACTACGGTGCCAGGATGGACTACGCGCCATGACGCGCACCGACCCGGACCAGCGAGAGGAATTGCACCCTCTCTCGCCGCCCGGGCCGGTTCAGACCAGTCGCCCCACGTACGCCGCTAAACGAAAGCAGGTGACCTCCGTGCATCGTAACGGACCGTCGACCCCCGCCCCCAACGCGCTCCCCGCCGCGTGGGACAACTGGCAACCCGGCCCCCGGCCCCCGGTCCAGCTCGATTTTGGCCACGCGAACCACCGCCATCATGCGCACCGCCAGCGCGACCTCATGGCGGCCGCCGAGGACGACCCCCGGTGCAAGGCGCGCCATGAGCGCCTTCTGTGGTGGCTGAGCGCCTACGCCGGCGACGACGGGGTCGCCCAGATATCGCTGGCCCGCCTCGCCCGCGAACGCAAGCGCGATCCCTCGAACGTGCGCGCCGACGTCCGCGACCTAGCCGCCTGGGGGTGGTTGGTCAGTCGCCCGAGCACCGTCCTGCGCAACCGCCGGGAGTACTTCGTGCCGGCCATGGTCGCCCCCATCAAAAGGGTCTGAGGGGGGGGTGCTGGGGAACCCCCCTGAGGGGTGCTGGGGAACCCCCCCTAGGGGGGTGCTGGGGAACCCCCCTAGAGATCCAGAAGAGAGAGCCAGGAAGAGACGGGTCCTTCCCTCCTTCGTCGGGAAGGGAGGCCCGGCGGCGCTCCGCTTGCCGCCGTGCCGCCGAGTGCTGTCGCACACGTTTTCTGCCCGCGCGCGGGCGTTCGGAAAACCCGCGCGCGTACAGGTGTCAACACGCTTCGGCCCATGAAGCGCCGCTACTCGACGATGGTCACCGACGCGCCCAGGACCCCAGTGCTAGAGTGGTCCTGGCCTAAGGGACCCATCTAGCGCCTTGCGCTTGGGGATGTTGGTTTCGAGGGGGCCCCGCCTGGCAGCGGGGCCTTCTTCGCTTTTCAGGTCTGTACCGCTACTTAGCTGGAACCTCCGGTTCGGGTGCGTGGCGCGCAGCGAGTCGGCCTCAAGGCCCTGTCGAGCCGTCGTCCACGGCGTAGGTGGCGATGTACGACAGCAAGAGCACCCCTCGTCGAGGAGCGCCAGGACTCCGCCCGGGCCCGGGTCGAGGGGGGGTGCCGGCACCCCCCCCTGGCGTAGAATTCTGAACCGTGGTTCAGGATGGGATGTTCGATCTGAAGGGCCAGGCGTTGGCCGAGGCCCGAACGGCGGTGCGCCGGGCCCGTGAGCGCGCCGGGACGGCGGTGCCGGTCCCGTCGTTGCCGGGCCCGCATCCCCGTTCGGTGTCAGTGCGCGCCGGTACGCTCGTGC